AAATCTTTAACTTCTAAAGTGAACGTTTTAGATACAGACTATGTGGCTGAGATGGAAGGCCGAGTCAAATCTTCTTTACTAGCGGCGCAACAAAAGTTAATTGCTGCTAGAGAATCTGATGATAAGAAAGCAGAGGTAGAGGCGTTAACTGCAATATCTCAGTTAGGTTATGAGCAAGCAAAAGTTGCTGAACTTAAAACCAAACAGGAGATGGAGAAGAAAGTAGCGGCTGAAAAACCTAAAGAACCGGCACAACCTTACCAACCAACCGTGCAGGCACCTGATCCAAGAGCAGAGGAATGGGCGACCAAAAACGACTGGTTTGGTAAAGATAATGCTATGACATACACTGCTTTTGATCTTCACAGGAAACTGACTGAAGAAGAAGGCTTTGATCCACAAACTAACGAATACTATGCAGAAATTGATAAAAGAATAAGACTTGAATTTCCGCATAAATTTGATAAACCTGTGGAGAAGACGACAAGTAAACCTACACAAACTGTTGCATCTGCAACGCGTAGTCCAAAGACTAGTCGCAAATCGGTAAAACTCACACCAAGCCAAGTAGCAATCGCTAAAAAATTAGGTGTGCCACTAGAAGAATATGCGAAACAACTGATAAACACGAAGGAGGTATAGGCATATGACAAATAAACAACCAACTCGTGCGAGCCAAACAAGAGAAAAAACAGAACGGAAAAAAGTTTGGACTCCACCATCGTACTTAGATACACCCAACGCGCCGGACGGATTCCGACACAGATGGGTCAGGACTGAAGTTCTCGGGTACGTCGACACTAAAAACGTTCAAGGACGCTTAAGGTCCGGGTACGAATTAGTTAGAGCCGACGAATACGGCGAGGATGAATATCCAGTGATCACGGAAGGCAAATATTCTGGGGTTATCGGGCACGGAGGCCTTGTGCTGACAAGGGTACCAATTGAGATCGCGCAACAGCGTGCAGCTTACTATGCTAATTTAGCTAGTGAAAACGTTGAAGCAGTAGATAACGACCTCATGAAGGAACAGGACAGAAGAATGCCTATCAATATTGATAAGCAGTCTCGTACAACCTTCGGTGGCAAGAAAAGTTAATTTTTTAACGATTCAAACCAACGAGTAAACAAACTAAGGAGAAACGAAAATGGCAAACGCGTCATCAACAGGTTTCGGATTGAAACCTTTAAAGAAAGCGGGTCAGAATAGAGATGCCGGTGGATTAGGAGAATATCCAGTAGCAGCGTCTGCGACGGCTATTTACAACCAAGATGTGGTTGCAATGGCTAACTCAGGTACAGCAGCGGTAGCTGCGGCTGGTACGGAACAACTTTTAGGTTCACTAAACGGTGTTTTCTTTACTAACACGTCTACAAGCAAGCCAACGTTTCAAAACCACTTATTAGGCTCAAATGCAGCTACTGATATTGTGGCGTTTGTAACTGATGATCCACACCAAGTTTATGAGATAAGATCAAATAATACTGGTGCATCAGCGCAAACTGACGTTGGTAATACAGCTGAGATCTCTTACTCAGCGGGTGCAACTCCTAATTACATATCTAAAACAACTTTAGATGACAGTACGTTAGGAACTACATCTCAACAATTAAAAATTGTTGGTGTAAGTAGAGACATCGATAACGATGATCTTACATCAGCAAATGTTGTATGGAGAGTCGTGATAAGCGAACACTTCTTCAAGCAACATGCAGGTATCTAATAGGAGGATAAAATTATGGCGATATCACGTAATCAACTAGTCAAAGAACTAGAGCCAGGATTGAATGCCCTATTCGGCCTGGAATACAAAAGGTATGAAAATCAGCATGCTGAGATTTATACTACAGAGTCATCTGACAGAGCTTTTGAAGAAGAAGTTATGTTGTCAGGTTTCGGACAAGCGCAAACAAAACCAGAAGGTTCTGGTGTAGCGTTCGATAGTGCTCAAGAAACTTTCACAGCGAGATACACTCACGAGACAATAGCTCTTGGGTTTTCAATCACTGAGGAAGCAGTTGAGGACAACCTTTACGACAAACTAGCTTCAAGATACACGAAAGCTTTGGCTAGATCGATGGCAAACACAAAACAAGTGAAAGCGGTTAACCCGTTAATTCAAGGTCTTCCTTCAACGGACAACTTTGATTCAGGTGATGGTGTTTCTTTATTTAACACTTCTCACACGACAATAGCGGGATCATTTAAAAACACTTTAAGCACGCAAGCTGACTTAAACGAAACTTCATTAGAGCAGTCGTTAATCGACATTGCTGCAATGACAGACGAAAGAGGTCTTAAGATTGCTGCTAGAGGTGTGAAAATGATTGTTCCAAGTGAACTACAATTCACAGCTGAAAGATTGATGAAATCTCAAGGCAGAACAGGAACAGCTGACAATGATGTAAATGCTATCGCATCTATGGGAATGGTCCCTCAAGGTTACAGAGTTAATAACTTTTTAACTGACACGGACGCGTTCTACATCATTACAGATGTACCAAATGGTATGAAGTATTTCGAAAGAGCACCTATCACAACTAAAATGGAAGGTGACTTCGATACTGGAAACGTAAGATACAAAGCTAGAGAAAGATACGTATTTGGCGTATCAGACCCTAGAGGTATTTTCGGCGTAGAAGGTGCGTAATACTTACTAAATTAAAATTAAAAGGGGGCTTCCGAGCCCCCTTTTTTTATGATAAAGAAGAAAGGCAACCATGAAAAATTTCCGTGTACAGATCAGATCTAGGGGTTATTACGCCGATTTTAACCTTACATCAGAGGATAATGAAACAGCCTTTGAAAATGCACTAGTTGACAAACTAGGACAAAATGATATTGTATGGGAAAAAGATGGATTTAGTAATCCGTTTAAAACTTGGATAACCTATGAGGAGGTTATAGATGCAACTACAAGTCAGAGACTTATACAAGCAGAAGAGGAGTCTCGAGACAGAATGGGCGGTGCATCAGCGTGACCATCAGAGATACACTCTTGATATGGTCAGGATTGACAACAAGATAAGAGAAGTTGTTAATCAAATTAAGTTAGAGGAAGCTAAAATAGCTAATCTAACTAATAAGATAGAAGATGCTGCCCCCGAAGTTTCAGTAGCTACTTAGTAAAAAGCTACACCGCGAAAATCGCAACTTCATCACGGGCTCTCTTGCACTCTATAAAAATCTACTATATAACAAACTCACTATACAATTATTTAAGGATTATAGACGCGTATAGTCGACGGCCTAGAGACTATAATCTGTAAACTAGGAGGATATAATTATGGCACAAACTACGTTTTCAGGACCAGTAAAATCTTTAAGAGGATTTGTTACTGCGGGCTGCTCACGCAGGTAAAGTTATCAAAGTAAATGATGCAGATGGAGCAATCACACTTCCAACAATCAAAGCAGATAGCAAAGGTGCTTCTGCTGGAGACAATGACCCTAATGCACTTAACCATTTAGGTGCTGTTTACAAATTTTTTGTAGGCACAGATTGTACGGACTGCGATATTAAAACAGACGGAACTGACAAATTTGTTGGTCACGCAACTGTTGTTAACGTAGCAGACGGAACAAACAGTTCATTTGTACCAGCATCAGCTAACGATGTTATAAGTATGAATGGTGGAACAACAGGTGGCGATAAAGGTAGTACAATTACTATCACGGCACTTGAAGATAACGTTTATTTAGTAGAAGCTATGTTGATCGGTACAGGTACTGAAGCAACACCTTTTGCTAACAGTTAATAGGTAATTAGTGTGGAGCTTCGGCTCCACACTTAATAGGAGATAAAAAATGGCAACATCAGACCAACAGTTTTCTTGTAGAACTTCTGACGGTAGATTTGGTAGAGCAACAGACGCAACAGATGCGTTTATAGCATCAGCTAGAATAACTTATATTCAAGCTGAAGGCGTTGCGAACAGTAATGTTAAAATCTACGATGGAACAAGTGCATCTGGAACTTTAGTATTCGAAGGTAATTGCGGAACTGAAGGATTAGACATCTACGTTCCTGGAAGCGGTATAAGATGTAGAACTGGTATATATTTAGATTTAACTAACACGACATCAGTTACTATCGGTTATACTGGTTAAGGAGGGTAAATGGCTAACACTACCTCTGGTACAGTCGTATTTGACAAAAATTTTTCTATTGATGAAATCATAGAAGATGCATACGAAAGAATTGGGCTTCAAGGAGTATCTGGATACCAATTAAAAACTGCTAGACGTTCTTTAAACATTATGTTTCAAGAGTGGGCTAACAGAGGTCTGCACTATTGGGAAGTGGGTAATAATGATATTACTCTTGTTGCTAATCAAGCCGTTTATACAATCTTTAGATCAACTGGTGATGGCACTTCTGATGCCACAGCTATTTATGGAGTTGATGATATTCTAGAAGCAGTTTACAGAAACTCTTCAAATGTTGATTCACCCCTTACAAAAATTAATAGATCTACATATCAAGCTTTATCAAATAAAACATCAACGGGTACACCTTCACAATATTTTGTACAAAGATTTATAGATAAAATTACAATTACTTTGTATTTAACACCAGGTAGTTCAGAGGCTGGCAATAAATTAAATTTTTATTTTGTAAAAAGAATACAAGATGTTGGTGACTACACAAATGCAACTGACGTTCCTTATCGTTTTGCACCATGTATGGTATCCGGTTTAGCTTTTTATTTAGCACAAAAATACGCCCCACAAAGAGCACAAGAAATGAAATTGTATTATGAAGATGAATTAAATAGAGCATTAACTGAAGATGGTTCATCTACAAGCACACATATTACACCTAAAACATACTTTCCGGAGATAGGATAATGGGTAGATTTGCATCAGGGAAATACGCAAAAGCAATATCAGATAGATCTGGGTTAGAGTTCCCATACACAGAAATGGTTAGAGAATGGAATGGATCTTTTGTGCACATGTCCGAGTATGAAGAAAAACAACCACAATTACAGCCACGAGCTAAATCAGCAGACCCTCAAGGTTTAACAAGAGCCAGACCTGCTAGAACAGAATTTGGAACACCATTAGTTTTAAGAGATAATCCTTTTTCAACAACATCTAGTGGAACTTCAGTGACTGTTTTTATATCAAACAATACGGATGGAATAGACAATAATCCTTTTCAGACAGATGATGCCATTAGATTTACTGGAGTTAAATCGGCTACAGGTGGTGTATCAGTAGATAGATTTAAATTAGAAACAACATTAAGTGCAAATATATCTAGCTCTGCAACAACGATATCTTTGACAGATGCAAGTAATTTTCCAAGTAGTGGTTTTATTGTTATTGAAAAAGTTGATACTAATGGAAAAATTGTTGATGAAACAATTCAGTATACAGGTAAATCAAGTAATGATTTAACAGGCTGTACAAGAGGGACAGCCTCTCCTTTATATGGAAAAACCTTATCAAACACTACGGCAGGATCTCATAATTCAGGTGCAAAAGTTTTTGGATCATATATAATTACTAGAACAAATAGCACGACGCAGGATGCGGCTGGTGGAACTGTAACTTATAGTTTTCAATTTTCATTTAGTTTAGCGTCAGCGGCGTCTAGCACCGATATAGGAGGTGGTACATTGGTTTTTGCAGGACCAGTTAACCAAAGAGCATAATGGCAGGAATTAGTTACGACACTTTAGTTACACAAATTAGAAACTACACAGAAGTAGATTCAAATGTTTTATCTACGGATCAATTAGAAAATATTATTTTAAATGCGCAATATAGAATTATGCGTGATATTCCAATTGATGCAGATAGAAAACAACAGTCTGGAAA